GACCGCAATAATCTTTCCCATGTTCCAATCATTGAATAGAAAGGCTTGTTGTGGTTGACAAGTACTTTATATTCTAAGCATTGGAGCTCCTTATTGTACCTCCTTCTTATAGAAGGAGGAGAAGATGTACAATAAGGCGAAATCCATCCAAATACAGGTGAATCTTCCCTTACGTTAGGGAGACTGCCCCAGACTTGTTCAATCAGGGCACGCCAGTATTTTGCAAGATTCCACATCCCTCTTTCGAAAAGATGATGGAAAAATGCTAGATGGGTCTCGAGGTTGGAAGATGACTTTCTATTAAAAGCGTCTTTCTTAAGACGTAGAGGTGTAACGTTGATGCCTTTGAAAGCATCAACACCACAAGATTCGCGAAATGGACCTGTGACAAAACTTTTGTCACGATTGACTAAGAGACAAAATGACTCTAGACAATCGATAACAGGTTGTGCGTATTTTGGAGATACGAGAATATCGTCTCCGTATACGCGTACATATTCGGAAGCTTCGTGGACACCACAGTTGGTCTCACACATTATAGCTGAGACCGATAGTGCGAAGAAAATCACAGACTCAATAGGGAAACAAAGAGCAGACCCCATAGGGGCATATTTACGCTTAGTAAGTATGCAATTATGGTTTTTTGTCTTAATCTTTATTTCATCAGTTGAGAGTGATAAGAGGGCCTCCAATAGATCGGGCACATCTTCGAAACACGCTTCGACTAGTTCAGTCGAAACACGATCCGAAGCCTCTTTCATGTCAAGCGTGGCAAATTTGCCATCAAGTGATGATGAGAGCGCGAGGGAGCCATTGATAGTTTGATCGGTAAAATTTACCTTTCTAGCCGTCAGTGGGTCTTTCTCTATGTGCTCCATCATCGCCCTACCCAAACCTTGTTGGAACCACATAAATTCATTGGGTTCCATACAGATGATTCTAGGTCCGCGAGAGTCCTTTGGGACTACAGCGAGTTTAGAAACACCCGTATAGGCAGCAGGTATTCGCTTGAGAAGATTTCTTCCAACATCCCGCTGATGACGTATACTAGTAAAGAAATAGTCAGTATAACGATAATAATTATCGATTTTACTAAACCATTTCTTTGGCTGGTATCGGTAGGCGTGTAATTGCCTACATGCTGTTTGTCCAGGTCCAGGTCGAGGGACGATGTCTCTCGGTCTGAAGTTCCAAAAGATTTTGCGTATAACTTCACTTGCGTGAAATATATAAGCAGTCTTTTGAACACTGACTTCCTTAAAGGGAAGTAGACAACTATCAACCTTAATAAAGTTTGATATGGCATCATCAACGGTATCCTCCTTATGCTGTCTCTCTAGTTTATATACTAGAAAGAAAATTTGACGCAATAATCTTAAAGCGTCAGCATCAGCATTAGGAAGCAGTGCACCTTCCTCACTGAACAGATACACAAACAAACCGTGAAAGATTCGCGGTAAGTTGCTCCCCTTCTTCCTAGGAAGAAGTGGAGTAGGCGTATATCGTTCGTTCGCTACACATCTATCGAGATGCTTCCCGATCGACGGTAATGTTTTTGTGAGGAAACTCTCACCCTCGTGAATATATCGTTTTTCGATATATTCATAATCGAGTTTGAGATAACGCACATCCACAGGAAACTGAGAACTTACGTCTTTTAAGACAAGGTTATAGGTTTTCAGTAGATCTGGCTTTACGGTTTGCATAAGCATTCCTCCAGCCAAATGAGTACTAATTCCCTCCGACTAAAACAACTGCCGTC